GAACATGATTACAACCGTGTGGCTATGAATGCCGCTTGTCTTTGGATTAAACGTAGTGAGGATAGCCAATGGCACGAAGATCTAGACTTGATCCTAATCGATCCCTTAAAACAAGAAGTGACCATGATGTACGAATCTATGAAATCTTTTATGAACGGTATATAAACTTTGCTTATTACGATAGAGATACTGATATATGGTGGCCTCGTCAAGCTAATTGGGATGGTACAGATGTTTTCAACGAAAAAGCATTGGACTTGGTTAATGTAAAAGAATGAAACATGATAAAGAAATAACACAATTAAAAAGCGTATACCGTAGAGCAAAAACTCGTTGCACGAATCCAAATATTAAGCAATGGTTGGATTATGGTGGTCGGGGTATTGCTTTTAAATTTAAAACTTTTGAGGATTTTTTTAAGGAACTAGGACCAAGGCCACTTAAATATACCCTAGAACGTATAAACAATGATGGAGATTATGAGATAGGCAATGTTAAATGGGCGTCTAGACAAGAGCAATCAATAAACAAGCGAGTATATAAAACAAATAGATTTAATTTATCGGGAATTACTCAACTTAATCCTAATGGTTTATATAAGAAAATTAGATATTTATCCAGAACATCTACTAATCCTCGGGTAGATTTATACAAAGGCCCTGATTTTTTTGAGGCGTGTTGTGCTAGAAAATCATGGGAATGTGTATATGGCAAATAACAGGCGTCGTAGTAAGCTAGAAGAACGCTTTGAGACAATGCTACAATCCCATAAGGCTGATTACAAGTATGAAGTGACAGTTATTCCGTACGTTGTTCCAGAGAGTAATCATAAATACACTGTTGATTGGACTTTACCTAATGGTATCTTGCTCGAAACCAAGGGCTTTTTAAGTGACTACCAAGAGCGTAATAAGTATGTACTAATCAAGAAACAATATCCCTTACTAGACTTGCGTTTTGTTTTTGATAATCCTAATAAGCTATGTGGTGGGACAAAGATGAGTCATGCAAAATGGGCAGAAAAGAACGGCTTTGTCTATTGTGGTATTAAAGATGAAGATGTTATCCAGAGTTGGGTAGAGGAGAGTTTATCTTGAAGCACCTTATCATTCCAGACATTCAATCCAAAGATGGAATTGACTTTACTTTCTTGTCTCATATTGGTAAATATATTGTCGAGCAAAAACCAGAGGTAATTGTGTGTATCGGAGACTTCGCCGATATGCCCTCTCTATCGAGCTATGACAAGGGTAAAAAGTCTTTTGAGGGTAGGCGTTACGTCAAGGACATTGCGGCTGCTACAGAGGCAATGCGTGTGCTCCTTGCGCCTTTAAAAGAGTTTAATGCCAAGGCCAAGAAGAATAAAGAGAAATTGTATCGTCCAAGGATGGTTCTTACATTAGGAAACCATGAACAACGTATCCAACGGGCTATCAACGATGATCCTAAACTAGAAGGGTTAATCAAATATGAGGATTTGCCTTACAAAGATTGGGAAGTGTTTCCATTTCTTGTTCCGGTATGTATTGATGGTGTCTTTTATAGTCATTTCTTTCCCACTGGCGTACTTGGTCGTCCTGCTGGTAGTGCCTCTGCTATGGTCACTAAGTTACACGCATCCTGCGTGGCGGGTCATCAACAAGGCAAACAAATAGCCTACGGTAAAAAACCAGATGGATCTACTATTACCTGTATCATTGCTGGTAGTTGTTATGAACATGATGAAGATTATATGGATCATATCACTAACCAACATTGGCGTGGTGTAGTGGTTCTACATGAAGTAAATAACGGATGTTTTGATGAGATGTTTGTGTCTTTGGGATATTTAAGGAAAAAGTATAATGCGACTTGATAAAACACAACCTGTATATCAAATTGTTCTAACACAAACTGAAGCAGTGCGTCTAAGCTGTGACTTGCATCGATGGTACACATGTGCCTCAGTAGATCGAGGTCATATTGAATGTATTGAAGACGAATTAGCAGAAGGTGAGTGTGAATTTGGTCTTACTTTTATGATTGAATTACAGAAAGAAATTGATGACCGCACCTAATCCTCCAAAGCATTACGGTAATACGGATTTAATGGATTATCTTATTTCAAATAATCTAGGATTTGCTGAAGGAAATATATGTAAGTATGTTGCAAGATGGAAAGAGAAGGATGGTATTAAAGATCTACTCAAAGCACAGGTATATCTAAACGCACTTATCGCTTATGCCGGAATGGAGGAACTTAATGGACGCTAATCAGTATCAGAATGAAACACTTGATGTTGCTATCTACCCTGAAGCTGGCACAGGTAGTGACCTAGAGCTATACTACCTTGCTATGGGCCTTGCTAGTGAGGCTGGTGAGGTTGCTGGCAAGGTTAAGAAACTACTACGTGACGACGTACTTAATCAAGGGGACTTGGCCTACGAACTCGGGGATTGTATTTGGTATATCGCTCGTATGTCTGACGCTATTGGCTATTCTTTGTCTGACATCATGAAGATTAATAACTCTAAACTTAACAAACGAAAGGAAGAAAATGTCTTGTCAGGAAACGGCGACTACCGCTGAACACAACATTCTTGTACATCGATACTTATATTATGTGAAAGATTCTCCTATTATCTCTGATTATATTTACGATCAACTAGAACGTGATGCTCGCACAGTTTGTCCTGAAACATCCCCTGTACATGGTATTGGTTCAAGCCTTGCCTCTAGTTATCCAGAAAAGGTTATTGAAGATGCAAACCGAATGCTTACCTAAACCATTAACAGTCTCACACGAGAATAGTAAGCTATATGCTATGCTCAAACAGTGCATGTCTAACAACGAAGAGTTGCGTCAGGCTCTTGTTGATGCAGCAGAGACTATTGATAAACTAACAGAGAAACTTGTAAATGGAAATCAAACTTCTACAGATAACTCCTAATGCCTTGGACTTTATTGGTAAGTGTGCTAGTATTTGTTATAACTCTAAAACTAATACTGAATCAAACATTAAAAGAGCCATATCCTGTAAAACCAAAGGACATCTCGCAACCCTACGTTTCGCCCATGCTACTTTTCATATCAGCGGTATCTCTCGTATCTGTAGTCATCAATTTGTTCGTTCTAAACATTTAGATTTTCTTCAACGTTCTCAAAGGTATTGTGATGAGTCCGAAACTTCCTTTGTATTTCCGGGTACAACTATGGATACTCGTATCTCTAGTGCATATCAAAGTGCAATGGCTCGTTACCAAGAACTACGTGCAGATGGTGTTAGCAAAGAAGATGCAAGGTTTGTCCTTCCTGAAGGAACACAAACAGAATTGATTGTGACTGGTAACTTGCAATCATGGCTTGACTTTGTGAAATTGCGTGCAGACACCCATGCTCAACGCGAAATTCGCACTGTTGCTGTTCTTATTAATAATGAATTAGCTAAACACTGTGAAGGAGTCTTCAATTGGATGCCAGTACCGACAAAGTAAAACCATATACCTTTCCTAAGTTTAGATGCAAGTCTTGTGGTGATATAATCTACTCAAAGTATGAAGGTCACTTTGCTATGTGTAGTTGTTATGAAAATAAAGCTGACAACAAAGGCATTGCCGTAGATTATACACGACATTACGGTAGGCATATTGGCGATCCTAATAGTTTTGAAAGAGTGATTGAATGAGTATTTTATTAACAACTTTGTTATCAGCTTTAGTCCCTGTTGGTATTGATGGTATCAAACAAGTCATCACTAGGTTCTCAGGGGGTGTAAAGCCAACAACAGTAGCAGAACAACTTCAACTTGACGATCAAGAGATCAAGCGTTTAAACGCTGTTGCTGCTCTTGATAACCCCGGAGGCACACCTAGCCAATGGGTCATCGATTTGCGTGGCTCTGCGCGTTATCTAGCGGCCTTTGTGAGCATTCTAGGAGGGGTAACACTCTCCTTTGTTCCTGACATTCCAACAGAGGTGAAATTTATTGGTCTTGAGGGTGCTAACATTGCCTTTGGATTCTTGTTTGGACAGCGGGTATTAACTAACTTTAAGAAATAATATGAAAACATTTGCAGATCTAATCGATCAACTAAAACGTGAGGATGAGGTAACACTCTTGGAAGTGTTAGGTATTTCATCAGGTGAGTTAGTAGATCTAATCGAAAGTTATATCTTCGATAAACAAGAAACTATTTGGAACTATTACAATGAAGATCCCGAAGAGTTGGACTTAGATATATGAATGTAAAACAAAATACAGCTTATACATGTTACACTCAAGCTAAACAACGTTGCACAAATCCTAATGCTATTAGCTACAAGAATTATGGTGCTCGTGGTATCCTATTTTTATACAAATCTTTTGCTGAGTTTTTAGAAGATGTTGGAACTCGCCCTTCTATGCAACATACATTAGATAGACTAACTCCTGATAGCAATTATTCTGTGGGTAATGTACGATGGGCTACATGGGACGAACAAGTTTGTACTAGACGCAAACCTAAAACAACCTTTGGTATTACGGGTGTCCATAAAAAATCTGGTAGGGAATCCTATATAGCACACTCAAACGTAGCTCCTATTTACATTGGCCCTGATTTTTTTGAAGCATGTTGTAAGAGGAAGTCATGGGAACTCGGGAATTAAAATGTTGGGTTGGTAAAAAAGCACCTACAAATCTTGATCTTAAATCTAAGCATACTGCGAGGAAACTTAAGCGAGAATTGCAACATGGTATCGAACAACAAGATTGGTATAAACAATTGAAAGAATATAATATATATGGGAAAACCTTTTAGAGATATGACACTTGAAGAGAAAGAATTGGATAAACAAAGAAAGAAGCGTTATAGAGACAAAAACCCAGAGAAATATCGAAGCGCTGCCTTGGAGTATTATTACGCAAATAAAGAGAAATGTGCTGAGAAAGCTAGAAAATGGCGTCTTGATAACCTAGACTACATCAAAGAAAAACAACGTGCTGACAACAGAAAAAGAAAGTTATGGGCAATTTCTTATTTAGGTGGTTGTTGTACAACGTGTAAGCAAGACTTTCATCCATCTGTTTATGAGTTTCATCACAAAGATCCTACAACAAAAGATCGTGATCCTTCTAAGATGATGAGTCTTTCAAAAGTAAAGTTACAGAATGAATTAGACAAGTGTGTATTATTATGTGCAAACTGTCATCGTATTGAACATCATGGAGATTCTTATTAATGCAACGCGAGTATTTTAAAACACAATTTGCAAAAAACATTTTCCAAAATAAATATTCTCAAGGTCCAACAGATGACTGGGGTCAGTTATGTGAGCGTGTTGTTGAGGACGTTTGTGGAACACGTTGGGGTAAAGATAAAGCACTAATGTCTTTAGATGATCGAGAGCAATTAGTTTCTTTTATGAAAGATTTTAAATTCGTCGCTGGCGGACGTTACCTCTGGTATAGTGGTCGAAAGAATAGCTACTTTAATAACTGTTTTTTGTTGCGTGCAGAGGAAGACACAAGGGAAGAATGGGCATCACTAGCACAGCGTTCTGTATCATGCCTTATGACAGGTGGTGGTATAGGTATTGATTACTCTATTTTGCGGCCAGAAGGCAAACCTTTAAGTAAAACAGGTGGTATTTCTAGTGGCCCTTTGCCATTAATGCAAATGATTAATGAGGTGGGAAGATCTGTGATGCAGGGGGGGTCACGCCGCTCAGCCATTTATGCATCTTTGAATTGGTTGCACGAAGATATTCCAGCCTTCCTGAAGGCAAAAAACTGGTCACAACAAGTCAAGGATTTAAAGAACGAGGATTTTAATTTCCCTGCCAATCTTGACATGACTAACATCTCTGTTAATTACGATGATAAGTGGTTGCACAATTCTTATCGTGCGGAGCTACCAACCTTTGTTGAGAACTGCCGTCAAGCAATGATGACAGGTGAGCCGGGGTTTAGCTTTAACTTTGGGGATAAACAGAATGAAACCTTGCGTAACGCCTGTACAGAGGTTACATCTGAAGATGATTCTGACGTATGCAATCTTGGTTCAATTAACATTAGCAATATTAAAGATCTGGAAGAGTTCAAATCTGTTGTTGAATTGGGATCAAAGTTCCTTGTCTGTGGTACACTTAGAGCAGATCTACCCTATGACAAAGTTTATAAAGTGCGGGAAAAGAATCGTCGCCTTGGACTTGGACTTATGGGTATCCATGCGTGGCTTCTCCAACGAGGGCATGGTTATGAAGTAACCCCAGAACTACACAAATGGTTGAAGGTATATAAAGATGAATCCGAACGAGCAGCTAATGAACACTGTGAGCGACTATATGTATCAAAGCCAGTTGCCTACCGCGCTATTGCTCCAACAGGATCAATTGGTATCCTTGCTGGCACAACTACTGGCATTGAACCACTATTCGCAGTTGCCTATAAACGCCGATACCTTACAGAAGGTACTAAGTGGAAATATGAATACGTTGTTGACACCACAGCAGACCAGCTTATTAAAGAGTACGGGTTGGATCCATCCACAATAGAAACAGCATATGGATTAAGCCATGACTACGAAAAACGACTCAAGTTCCAAGCGGACATTCAAGATTATGTTGACATGTCCATCTCATCCACGATTAATCTCCCTTCTTGGGGATCAAAAGGAAATAACGAAAATTTGGTCTCTGAATTTGCTAGTACACTTTCTAAATACGCTCCGCGTTTGCGTGGGT